GACGTGTAGAGACTTCGTATGATTGGCTCGCGTATACGTTCCTAGAGCGTCACTATCAGGGCGACGATAGGGTGACTGTTCACGTCTCGACAGAGACGGATGTGATCTATCAGCTTCACAGAACGAGGTATCTGCTCACTCACGGCGACTCGTTAGGTGTCCGAGGCGGTAACGGGATTATTGGGGCGATTGGCCCGATTATGCGGGGAGTCCGAAAGCTACAGTCAACAAACGCTGATATAGGCAGAACCTTCGACGTTGCTCTTATGGGACACTGGCACCAGCTAATCACGCTGAGAAACGTCATTGTCAACGGCTCGCTGAAAGGCTATTGCGAGTACGCTCGATCACAGAGATTCAGCTACGAGCCAGCAAGACAAGCTTTGTGGATTACTCACCCGAAGCACGGTGTGACGATCTCCACTGCGGTATTGGCTCAAGATGAGCAGCCGAAGAAAGAACAGCAAGACGTATTCAAGATAGAGGGGTAGGTAAGGCTCGCTCCTAGTATCGTGTCCCACTTTGGGCTCAAAACCCGCGTTTAGGGGATAGGAGGTGCAGACATGCCGATCAAAGACCTATTGAAGAGTGCAGATGACCCATTTTCAAACCCAGAAGATATAAGCGAGTGGAGGAGGATTCCCGGCTTGTTCCGCAAGTGGGAGTTTGCAGAGCTAATCGATGATGACGATTCAATCAACTTTCAGAAGCAAGGCAAAACCGAGGATGGCACTCAGCTATGGGCGCTCTATCGGCACTGTCCAGGGGTAGCAAGATGAATATAGGGGACTGGAAGATCCTAATGTGGTTGCTGTGGCGTTCAAGGCGACCCTGGTACTGCAATTAGTCATATAGGGAGTGATACACATGGAGAGAAAGATAAAGATCGGAGAGTACCACGATGGGAACATGGCGGTGACGGTCCTAGAGGACGGAGCACCGTACTGTAACCTATCGATCAATGTACCGGGATGCTCGCTGCCATTTGGTTCGTTCGTGTTGAACCATGATGCGAATGGTCTGATTGATTGGATGGACTCCACAGGGCTGTTTGAGAAGACCTCAGCGACAGTCAGCTATGGGATGGTATCGGAACAACCGATATACAAGTTGGTGCAGTCATGAGCAGCAACAAGGACGACGTTACGAATCCAGCACACTACACCGATGGAAGCGTCGAGTTTATTCACGCTGTAGAAGCTGCTTTAGGTCCAGAGGGGTTTCTCTCGTTCTGCCAGGGCAATGCGATGAAATACCTTTGGCGCTGTAACCGCAAAGGGAAGCCCTTTCAGGACGTTTCTAAGGCTCATTGGTACATTTGCCGATGGTTGGAAGCTCACGACCGTCAGCACCCTAAAAAGCCCCATTCTGGCGATGTGTACAAAAGTGTACAGACGTGTACAGAAAGTGACGGGATCGATGTCATTTGGTCGGGAAGTGGCACTTTTACGGCACCATCTGACACAGAGTGAGCTAGAAAGTGTACAGTGGTGGAGTGACGACTGTACACTTTTGGAGGGTGCATGGCATACCGTGTAATGACTCAGGATCTTTATGATTCTTTGGTTATCGCCTACAGAGAGAAGCCAGGAAACCACTCAAATGCTGGGTTAGTCGCGGGTTGCGACCGCCGAATGGCGAAAAGGGCCTGGAGTCAGGGATGGACCCGTCTACCTTGGGCTAAACCCATCGAGCAGGTGTTGAAGGATGAGCAGGTATTGGCTCGTGCTGCTGTGCAGGAGTCGCGACGTGACGAGTTCCTAGAGCATGAGGCGATCCGACAGGCAGCGATGCAGGAAGCTGTAGACGCTCGTGCTGAAGAGGGGCAGATGGTTCGATATGCCCGCTCTGCTACCACCGAGCTACTAGGGCAGGCTCTCAGGGCCATCAAAGCAGCGGAGCCATTCATCAAGCGCCTTGAGCTATCTAGCCAGCTAGAGGCGGCAGAGATGGAGCTACCTGATGTTCTGCGGACTCTCGATAGGATCGCCAGGATGACCCAACTAGCAGCATCCACAGCGCAGGACGCTATGAAGCTGGAGCGTATGCACCTCGGACAGCCGGAGAACCTTATAGGCATCACCATAGACGGCGATACGGATGACCTTCGTGCTGAGCTAAAAGCAATAGAGGCGATTCTAGGCGATTCTGGCGATGTTTTGGACGCGGAGATAGTAGGATGACCCTAAGCCCCGAAAACGCCCGTATTCGGGCTGCATTGGCCCGTGCTAAGGCAATACGCACTGAACTAGCGCGAAGAGATCCTAATGTCTTCGTTCAGACAGTGCTGCGAGATGAAGAGACGGGGCAGCGAGTGAAGCAAGCCCCATATCACAGCGACTGGCAGACGATGATCAGCGACCATAAGCGCCTCGTTATATGGTCACACGTAGAAGCCGGTAAGACCCAGCAAATCGGCGTAGGGCGAGCTTTATGGGAGTTAGGTAGGGACACCTCGCTGCGTATCGTTATCTGCCACAATACGGCGCTCCAAGCTGCGAAGGTGGTCCGCTCGATAGGCCACTACATCGAGAACAACGAGGACGTGAAGACGATCTTCCCTCATCTGAAGCCAGGTAAGACTTGGAAACGGGACACGTTGATCGTCGAGCGCGACAGTGCAGCGAAAGATCCAAGCGTCCAAGCTTGCGGTCTTCACGGCTCTATCCTCGGCGCTCGTATCGACCTGCTGATCATCGATGATATGCTGGACTTCGAGAGCACTCACACGGACTACATGCGAAAGGATACAATCCGCTGGATTGATTCAACGCTGCTAGGCCGTATGACCCGAAGGGGGAGAGTCGTCATAATCGGCAATGCATGGCACCGCGAGGACGCGATGCACGTTCTGTCTCGTCGAGGCCCCTGGACAGGCAAGAAATACCCTGTACGGGGCTCAGAGGGCTCTAATTGGCCCGAACGCTGGCCACTTGAACGAATCGAGGAGAGGCAGGCAGAGCTTGGTCCGTTTGAGTTTCAGCGCCAGATGCTTTGCGAGGCTCGTGCAGATGGGCAGTCCAGATTTCGACAAGAGGACATCGATAGCTGCATAGCTTTAGGTAAGGGGCGGAAGCTTGGCGACCGTTCCGACCTTGGGCCTAATGACCTGATTATCGCGGGCGTAGACCTGGGAGTGAGGCGCGATCTGTCGTCGATTTTTGTCGTCTCGGTAGGGAAGGGGGGCAAAAAATGCGTCCGCGAGGTCCAGAGCGGGAACTGGCCCGCGAAAATTATTTTGGAAAAAATTGAAGAAACCCACCGCAAGTGGGGCGCTCAAATCATCTGCGAGAATAACGCAGCACAGGATTACATCGTCCAATTCCTGAAAGAGAAAGGCGTACCAGTAAGGCCCTTTACTACCGGTAAGAACAAGGCGCATCCGCTGTATGGACTAGAGAGCATTGCAGCAGAGCTTGGACGTGACGAGTGGATCATTCCGTCGAATGAAGATGGAACGCTACACCCTGAGATCAAAGCGTGGACCGAAGAGATGCTGTTTTATGACCCGAAGGGACACGCAGGGGATAGGCTCATGGCGTCATGGTTTGCAAGGGAAGGTCTACGCCGATATTCACATTCTCGTGTGGCATGTGCGGGCGATGATGATATGTCATCAGGCGATAACGTGATAGATTTCGCGGAGCGAACAGGCCACCACAATGTTTCGGGTGGCGCTTACCGAGATCCTGTCTGGGATACAATCGATCTAGGGGGCTGAGAATGCCGAGTAAGTGGACATATAAAGAGGCTGAGTTCGTAACGGAAGACAACGGGAGTGGCGGCGCTGCAACTCTTACAGTCTCAGAGAATAACGCAGGCTATCCGCTTGACGATGTGTGGAGCGCTCACGTCTTTACGTTCGACTTGAACGATAACGGCGGGACCGCAGTCGTAAACGTTTACGCGCTAGGACCGGGAGATCGGTGGATCAAGGTCGCTAATGCACTAGAGACTGATGATGTGTTCTGCATGAATCAGTATTACAGCAGTGCAGGCAAAGCTGGAGCCGTTCAAGATGTCCCTTATGTCGGCGGTCGGGTTCGTGCGTTTCATTTCACGTTCACCAATGCCACAGACGGTGATATGGTGTTCCTACGATCTGACCTATGCCGAGGCTTCTAAATGGCAGTGTCAGAAAAGAGCGTCGCAAGCGACAAGATCTTCGCGGTTGAATCGCCAGGACCGGGAGATCCAGAGGCCGTTTTCGTTGAAGACGTAGAGATCACCGCGAGCACGGGATTCGACAGCAGCACGCACGGCGAACATGCTGACGCCATATTCAACTTCACCGATGCACCTGCTGATCGCACTACAGTCACGCTGGAGGACAGCAGCGGGACAAGCATAACCTTCGAGGTAGATGCAGCGGGGAGTGGCGTCACAATTCCGAACGTCGCCCTTGACGGCATTGTAGCGGCTGGTGGTGGTGCTACAGGTATGGCGGCTGATTGGGCTGCGAAAATCAACGCTCAAAGCTTCAACATTACAGCAACCGATTTAGGCTCAGGCGAAATCCACATCGAGCAAGACAGCCCAGGCACAGCCGGTAACACCACGATCACGTACAGCGATGCATCTGAGTGGGATGATAACGTCTCGGAGTACCAAGCTGCACGAGCGTTTTCTGGTGGATTGCACTACCCGTCACCGGGTGAAGTCATCGGCATGGGTGTGGCTCGGATGGGATACCACCGGATAAGCTACGATCACCCCGATCTGCGAAGCCCATCGACGCCTCGCAGCACGACGATCACCATCGACGAAACCGCTGATTTCCCGTTCCCGAATAAGATGAATGCCAACGATATCGCGATCATTGCGGTATGGGTGAGAGTCGCGGACCAGTTTGTCGCACCATCGATCAGCCATCTCCACATCACGATAGGAACAGACGCCGGTACTG